AGCGAGTTCGGGCTGCCTGGAAAGCGAAAGTATCCCATGCCAGATCGCAGTCATGCTGAGAATGCCGAGGCCCGCGCTACGCAGATGGTGAAGAAAGGCAAACTGAGCGAAGCGTCAGCAGAGAAGATCAGGGCCAAGGCCCACCGGCTTCTAGGCAAATAGCTATGCCGTGGACGCGCAAGCAAGTTAAGTATCTGCTGAGTAAGGTTTCCCCACTTACTTCTACCCAGAAAACAAAAATGGTTGGAGAGTTGCACCAGAATCCAGCAATGGGCCATGCAAAGAAAGGTTCAAAGGAGCTGAAACGTGGCTAAACAGTTACACCGTATTGAGATTGAGCCTGCGGAGAATGGCGGCCACACCGTCAAGCATCACTTCCGCGAAATCGCTAAGGACTCGAAGTCCCATGCAGGCGTGAGTATGCGCTATCACGAACCGGAATCGCATGTCTTTGGCCCGGAAGAGGGGCACGAAATGCTGGCCCATATCGCCAACCACCTGGGCATCAAGGAGCCAGACGGCGAGCGCGAGCGCGAACACGAGGTGGAAGAGGAAGACGGCGAATAGTGGCGATTGTAGATCTCGCAAAAACCGGTTCTGAGGCGTCTTTTGTTCGCAAGGCGCTGAAGAAATTCGGCCTGCCGAGTGACATTGGCGGCGCTATTGCCGCGCTTGCCTTCATGGTCCGTGACCACAAGCACCTTGAAAATCTGCTGACAGGTATTGGCCCTGAAGAGCGCCAGATGGTCTATGACTCCATCGTCCCGCATCTGCGCTTCAAAGCGCGGCCTCTGGATGTCTATGTATCCAACGTGGGGCAGAGGGCAGAGCGGGAACAGTGGCCAGTATTGGAGGATGGCAAGTTCAAGGAGTTCAAGCCCGCGCAGGACTTGTCTACCGTCCAAAAGCATATCAATGCCGAAATTGCCAAGAAACTGCTGATCCTGACCTGCTCGAAATGCACTTGCGAAGAGACGTTTTTTCAGATCGGCGAGGAAACCCGCGTGGACACGATCCTCAAGGCCCGCAAGGCTGGCTGGGTTTACGACCTAGTGAACCAAAAAGAAATCTGCCCGAAGTGCCCTACCTCGCTAAGGCCCAATGCCTGAGAACGACGAACTCATCAAACGGATTCGCCAACGCTACCGCTATGGGATGGATAAGTGGGAGCGCAACCGGACGGAAGGCCAGAAGAACATCCGGTATGTATCTGGCGATCCATGGGACGATGAGGACAAAAAAGCCCGCGCGGGACGCCCGACCGTCTGTCCTGATGAACTGAACCAGTATGTGAATCAAGTCGTCAACACGGCAAGGCAGAATCCACGCGGCATCAAGGTTGACCCGGCAGGCGACAATGCAACTGAGGAGCTAGCGGAATACCGAGAGAATCGCATCCGGGCGATTGAATATGCCTGCAATGCTTCGCAGGTCTATATCAACGGGCTTCAGGGAGCAGTAGAGCGGAACATCGGCTACTGGAAAGTCAGCCGGGTATATGTCTCGGATGAATCGGACGAGCAGGAAATTGTGATCCTGCCGGTAATGAATGCCGATTCGGTATTGATCGACCCGGATTACAAGGAGTTGGACGGTTCGGATATTCGTTGGGCGTTCGAACTGGATAGGCTGACGCTGGAAGAGTTTGAGCGCGAGTACCCCGATGCAGATAAGAAGAGCTTCACGGCAGATGACTTTGGGGGAGATTCCACGCTTTGGTTCGATGGACGCAGTATTGTGGTCGCGTCCTATTGGGAAGTGCAGGTAGAGAAGAAAACTGTAGGCAAGAGCCAGCGGAAAGTCTATCGGCGCACCGGAGTTAGCCAGTACGTCACCAACGGCGTGGAGATACTGAAAACTGGAGCCAAGCAGCCGGGACCATATATTCCACTCGTTCCTGTGTTTGGCAAGGAATTGTGGGTCGAACATGGCAGCGGAGCGGAGCGGGTCCTGCTTTCTCTGGTATCGCTGGCGCGTGACCCACAAAAGGCGTTGGCGTATGTGATGAGTTCGATGTTGGAGAACTGTGGGCAACTGCCTAAGTCCTCCTATGTGGGTGCGGTTGGTCAGTTTGAGACGGATAGGGCAGCATGGCAGTCGGTCAATCAAACGTTCCACCCTTTCCTGCAGTATGACTTGGTTGTAGATGAGGCTACCGGCCAGACACTCCCGCCTCCACAGCGTACCCCGCAGACGCCAGACTTCGCCGCTTACAGTGTTGGCACCGACATCTGCCGCCGAGCGATCCAAGCGGCCATGGGAATCGCGGTCTTGCCCACCGCAGCGCAGCGGTCGAACCAGAAATCAGGCGTAGCCCTTGAAAAAATCCAGACGGAGCAGGCGGTTGGCAGCTATCACCTTGTAGACAGCTACGACCGCGCTATCAAGTTGACTGGACGGATCGTCAACCATTGGCTTTCCGAAACGGATTTAGGCGAAACGCAGCGTCCGGTAAGGCTTGCGGACGGAAAGCACAAGCTGGTAAAGATCAACACCGACGCCGCAGTGGTCGAAGATGACCACGAATACCATTTCCCCATTGCGGACGATAAAGGGCGGTATCAGGTCACTGTCTCGGCGGGGCCTTCGCATGAGTCGCAGCGCGAAGAGGGTTCGGAATTTGCCGATACGCTGGTGTCGAACCTTAAGAACCTGCCCTTAGCGCCACAACAGGCTGCTCAGATTCTCGCCTTGGTGATTCGGCTGAAGCAACTTGGTCCTCTGGGTGACCAGATGGCCGATATTATCAGCCCGCAGAACGCGACTCAGCAGCAACTCGCACAGATGCAGCAACAGGCTGGCCTCATGCAGCAGCAGATGGGCGAAATGCAGAAAGTTCTGCAAAAGCTGTTGCTTGAAAAGCAGGGCAAGGTCATCGAAATGCAGGGCAAGTTGGCCTTGCAGCAGCATGACGCGGCTGTGCGTATGGCTGAGTCCGATCTTGACCGTGAGACCAAGCTGGCGGTTGCGGAGATTACCACCAAAGCGCAGAACGAGCGTGAGCGTGAGCAGACCTACGCCGATCTGGAAGCGCAGTTCCATGATCAGGCGCACGATTACGCAATGCAAGCACACGAACAAGGCCATGAACGCCAGATGCAGGCGGATGCCGCTCAACAGCAGAGCCAGTTAGCCGACCAGCAAGCGGCCAATGCGAGTGCGCAGAGTGCTCAGGATGCGGCACAACAGCAAGCCGCAGCACCTGAACCCGAATAAAGTTTAGTACCCCGCAGCCCAGCGTAACGGGCAACAAGGAAGGCCAATGGAAAATCAGACGCAAGCAGCCTCGTCTACTGCAACCGTAGAAGCCCCTCTCCAAACATTCGATATCCCGCGAAGCGGAACACCCGAATATGCCCAATGGCGCATTGACGGCTCGCTCCCGGAAAAGAAACAGCCGAAGCCTGCGGAATCGGCACCCGCTGACACTGAGAAAGATCAGAAGACCGATGACTCGGCTGACTCGGCAGCCACGCAAACGCAGGAGCAAAGGCAAGGCAAGCGCAGGCCTGACGTTGAAACTCGTTTCACGCAGTTGAGCGAGCAGTACAAGCGCGAGATTGCCGAGTTGCGGCAGAAGCTGGAAGAGGCCACGAAACCGAAGACGCAAGCGGACTCGTCACCCGCAAAGCCTGCACAGCCCCAGACCTATAAGGAATGGCGCGACAAATTCAAGCCTTCGCAGTGGATCGAAGCGTACTCGAAAGAGCACCCAGACGCCACTTATGAAGACGCGAACGCCGCCATGGCCGATTATCTGGGAGATGTGCGAGACCAGTTCCGCACACTTGAGCAACAGCGCGAGTCGCAAGCCAAAGAGTTCAACGCCAAAGTCAACGATGCCAAGGCCCGCTATGGCGATACCTTCGAACAGAAGGTGGCCCCGGCAGCCAAGGCGATCAATGCCGATGCAGCGGTCCCGCAGACCGTCAAACAGATGCTGAACGAGTCGGAGTATCTTCCAGACATCCTTTTCACGCTTGGTGGGGATCCTGCAGCACTGCAGAACTTCATCGAGACAGCGAAAACGAGTCCTGGGAAGGCCCTTCGCTACATCGCAGCTCTTGAGGCGAATATTGCGGAAGAATTGAGCAAAGCCAGTTCCAACCGGAACGAGCAAGGCCAGTTCACCGCCAAGCAAGAAACCGCTCCTGCAAAACGAGGTCCTGAGAGCGCCCCTGATCCGCCTATCGAAATTGGTAGCCGGGGGACAGGGACGATGGATGAATCCCAGCGCGCTCTCCAAGCAATCGAGCGCGGCAATGCGAGTGCATTCCGGCAGTTCAAAGCTGCCGAGGATCGCAAAGAGCTTGCCCGTCGTCGCGGAGTGTAAATGGCAAACAGTTTTCTCAACACAACTTGGGTTTCGATGAAGGTACTGCGCCTCCTGCTGAATAAGCTGGTGGTTGCGGAATACTTCAACCGGAGCTGGCAGAAGGACTTCGACAAGGAGTTCGCGCCTGGAAGCCAGATCACGGTCAAATTCCCCCAGCGGTTCACCGTTTCCAATGGCATGAGCTACGATCCGCAGGGCATCAACCGCTTGCAGACTCCGGTCAATCTCGACCAGTGGATGCAGGTCGCTTTCGAATGGGACGATTACGAAGAGGCAGTCAAGCTGGAGCGTTCCGAAGAGGAGTTGCAGGAGCAGTATTTCGAGCCTGCCGCTGCTGCTTTGGCGCAAGAGTGCGATTCTCGCTGCGCGAAGTGGGCCTACC